CGGCGCTCATCACGGCGAGTCTCTTATCAGTAGCTTCTGTCCAGTCAGGCCAGTCCTCCTTTAATTGGTTCCACTCGTTAAGGCTTTCTGCCGCTTCTGCGATTTGCTCGGTGGTTGGAGCGTTAGGTACTGTTTTCGCAGCAGCCTTTGCCGCAGAAAATTCATTGGTCATAGAGCCTATGCGTTGCTCCGCTTGCTTTAAACGGCTCTCAACACGATCCATACCGCTTACTTTTGCTTCCAAAGCCTCGAATTCTTCGCGGATATTGGCTGATACACCCTCCCATCTGTCAATAACTGCTGGCGCTGGCGCTGCTTCTACTGCTTCTACCGCTTCTGCTCCTTCTGCCTGCGTCGATTCCTCAGCGCCATCAAAGACTTCTTTAGCAATTTCAGCACGTACTTCATCAGCGGATTGCTCTGCTTCGGGTATATCTACAGCGGGTTGATCTGCGTTACTCATCAGTCTATTCCTTACCGGCTTGCGGCGGCAGTAGTGGTGAGGCGATTTCTCGGCTCAAAAATCCCAAAATTAGGATTAGTAATCATTATAGTCTGTTTCCTCTACCGATCTGCGTATTCGCTCTTTCGGCTTCGGCAAATCAATCAATTCTTTCAACATAGCAATCTTACCACGTAATAGAGCTGTCGCCACATCATCCTTTTTGGATGAGTCGTTGCTTTTTCTAGCCTTAACCAGCTCCTCTCCAGCCCACTGCGAAACAAATACCCAAGTTTCAGAGAAATAGTCAGGATGCGATTCTCTTGAGCTTGGCTTCGCCTCAGTGCTTTCCAGATCATATCTGCCTAATAATCCACCTAGCCAATTCATATAGTCCCCTTACTGTCGAAATACTTGTTCCGTTGGTGAGTTAGTTTAGAGAGAGAAGGCTTCGCCTGCCGGTGCTTTACCTGCTGGCTCAACTCCAGTTTTTGCTATCTGCTTCTGCGCCCTAGTTTGCTTCCGGTCTTCGTGTCGCATACTGTGGTCAGCTACAATGTGGTCATCTCGCTGCGCCCTAGCCAATTGGTTCTCTTTCTGCTGAACCTGAAGATTCATAGTGACTTCAGCAAGTTTCGCCTTGAGCTTATCGTTCTCGGCAGATAACTTCCCGTTGATCTCCTTATCCTTCAGCTTGCGGTCTTCATCGGCATTAACATCATCGATTTTAAGCTCTTCCATCCTGACCTGAGTATTAGCCACCATTTCGTCTTCTTTCGTCTTGGCGGTAATCCCTGCAACCTCTGACCTGCCTTTAGCTGCGATATTAGCCACTTCAATACGCGGGTCAGCTTGTGGCTGCTGCTGGGCTTGCTTCTCCCTAGCTTCCTTAATGGCATCCTCGTCCTTGATTACGTCTAAGTGCTGCGATTCAAACAACTGCTTGATGACCTTCTCCCAATCCACAATAACGGCGGCATCAGGGTCATTCCTAAGCTGCATGATCTGCATTAGCTTCTGAGCGTTCTCATCCTTAACTATCAACACCGATGTTCCACGCGCAACCACATCGAAGTCGCCCTTAATCTCAGGCTTCGGGTTATACATCATATTCCAATGGTAGTACCTGCCAATATGAGGGCGGGTTATAAGGTCGTCCCATTGCTTAACTTGTCTTCTGCGGGTCGTATCAGCGCCCTGCATCAATATCTGTAGCTCGCCCAACGTCTTAGTACCGCTAGTGCTTTGCTGCCCCTGCGCCTGCCTTGGAGTGCCTGACTCTAAATCCATAAACTCTAGCGCAAGATTGATAATGTTCTGTAGTTCGCCTTGATTGTTCTGTATCTGAAACTGCTGAAACGCCTTCTTAACGTCAGAATCCTCTGACTCATCTATCCATATCTTCTTGCCAGTTACTTCCCACACATCGTCTTCAGGTCTTACGTTCCGGCCTATGACAATCTGAGCGCCGCTTGAGTCTCCGGCGTTATCCATCATCGCTCGCCATGCAGCAGTAATGATACGTTGCTGCCATATTAGCTTTCTTGGCTCACTCATACCCCACGGCGAGTCATCTACCTGAACCCACGGGAAGAAGTCATACGGTAGTTCGCCACTATCCAGCATATTTAACTGTGCTTTGATAGGATGGTTATTAACGAATACGACACAAGCCGATATAGACTCATCCGAATCCTCATCGACCTTAACGCCCATCGCTATCAGGTCGTCCTTGTCTACGTCACCGTTGTATTCCCATCTCTCATACGGCGCACCACGGGCAATAGTCGATGCTCTGACCTGCTGATTGTTGCCCTTATCTAGCTGGACTACGGTTCTAACTGGGTCTTCTTGCAGCACTCTAATGATCTGCTGCTTGCTATATCCCGGCACTCCCATCAGTGCGCGAAGCTCTCTAGGAAGCAGATGGTCACGCTCCCATATATACGCACCCTTCTTCGGGTTATCGCCGCAATGAGGGTCAGGGTAGATATTCCAAATGTCTCTCGATGCACTTGCAGGCTTGAGGTTTTCTACGACCTTTAGGGTATGAACCGATCCATCGCTATCTTTCTGCTCTACCCAAGCTCGACGGGTAGTCTTAACGATGTTCGGGCCTTTCATTACGCCCGTACCCAACCGAATAGCTGATCTAGCTACCTTCCTGCACTCAGCATTGTAGTCACACTCTTCTAGCTGGTCATCTATCTCGCTCTCCATCGCGGAAGCACGTTTCTTCAATTCATCCTTCCTAGCTCTAGCTTCTCTCTCTTCGCTTGGCTCTTGAGGGGCTTCTATGACTTCTTCCTGCTGAGGCGCACCCATAGGGTCTTGCGCTGCCATAGGGTCTTGCATAGGGGCTTGAGATGGGTCTTCCACAAGCTGCTCAGGTGATGCCTGAACGATCCCTTCTGGTATATCCATTGGCATAGCCAGCTCACCTACTGGAGTGCTATCTATTCCGAAGTTCTTGTCATCAGTAGGGAATTGTATCTCAGTGAATCGACCTTCTGCTGTCTCGCACTTGCCGCGTATGATATTGACGATTACGCGAGATCGACGCTGCATCTTACCGTTCGATCCTCCAGATGCTTCGCCGGTAGCATAGTCAGTCATATCCGACTTGGTGGATGTGCCGTCTAGCCCTTCAAATGCTCGTTGGTCTTCACGCCATGTTCGCTCAATACCAGTAGCCGCACGACCAGCAATAGCTTCGTCGCGCTTGGTAAGTAGCGAATCAGCAAGGTTTTCCACCCTTACTCGTCGTTCTTCCTGAGCGTCTTTGTCTGCTTTCTGCTGATCCATAGTCTTCCTAGATGATAAGCCTGCTTGTGAGTTCGGTGTACAGCCCCGATAAAGACAACTAGGCAGCCTGCGGGGAGACAGGTTTTCGGTGAGTGCCTAGCCTAGTTGATCAGTAGCCTATGACGTTATCCAGCGGCTCTCTAGCCGATCTTCCACGTACAGGCACATATTCATCAGATTCGTTCTTCAAGCCATCTGCGTTTATAGCTAGATACCTGAAATCGTCAGCGCCATGAGAGAATTCGTCATGTACTGGTGCGCCAGCCTCGTTCGTAGCCAGACTAATAGACCTGCGGTAGCGTTTGAGACACTCTACAAGTCGCGCTGTCTTCTCTTTGTCGAAGTAGACCTGAGAGAACATCATCCTAGCTGCCTTGATGCCGTTCTCTATGCCGATGTTAGGGGTCATCTTAACCTTGCGACCAAATGCCTTTAGCAGCTCTGCTGTACTCTTGCCGGTCTTGAAGTCTTTAGCTGCGCCGTCATGGGGCAGATAGTCATAGCCCCAGTTCAATCGCTTGTTCTGTAGCTCAGTAGCATACCAGTCGAGAGTCTTGTGATCGTCCTCTATGTAGTCAATGATCCGTATCTCTGAGCGTAGGCGCTGAACCAAGATGATAGACATGGAATCATTCCATCCCAAATCCCATATGGTGTGAACCTTTAGCGTTGGGTCATACGGCACATTGCATACCCTTCCACCGATAATGGCCTCAGATACTTCACGGGCATAGATTGCGCCGGATACTGCTAGTCGGCACTGGCCTTCCCATATCTGTCCGTAATCTTCTTTGTTTGTCTTCTGACAGTGCAGGCGCTCTTGCTCCAACACTTCAGGGAACCACTCATTGTCGTTATAATTGACCGCAGCCACATAAGAGTTAGGCGGTGGCTCTAGGACAAATCGGGTATATGTCTCGTCAGTATCTAGCTCTGGGTTGAAACTTATCCATATCTCGCTATTGAGCTTGCGTATCGTAGGTGTCAGCACGTCCCATGATCGCTTGCGTATGCTCTGCGCTTCTTCGCACCATGCTATATCCAGACCCTCATACGACTTGATAGATTCGACTGTTTGAGTTGATAGGCCGCTAAACAGGAAGTTTGTCCCATTCTTGCCGCGTATCTCAGTATCAAGCACTTCGTAGAAAGAACCTAAATCCATTGACTGTATCTGATCGCTCAACAGCCGATGTACTGAATCCTTAATAGACTTCTGCACTTCTCTGAAACAGCCAATCCTTAATTTAGACTTAGTACCCAATACCAGCAATGCCCTAGCAAAAGACCAGCTCTTACTACTGCCGCGCCCACCGTGAGCCACCTTATAGCGATAAGGGCTGAACAGGAACTCCAGCTTCTTCGGGAAGCGTATAGTTGACTCAATCTTTTCCAAAGACCACCTTCAAGCTATGCTCTACCGCGCCACCATCAGCGCCTGTTATCTCTGACCTTGCCAGCTTAGGAACATGATACTCGACTACCGACTGAAACATGGCAAAGGCTTTCTCAGGATTAGGCTTAACGCCATTCTCTTCATCGCCATTAGAAACCTTTTCCAGCCACTCTGTAAGCCGGTGGGCATTACCATCAACAAATAGACCAATGGCAGCGCGAGCGTCAGCAGTGGCCTTGTTGGTCGTTCCCTTCTGTCTGCCTCCTGCCTTAGCATGTCCTAAGCTACTACCACCTACTACTTTAGTCACCTGATACTCCTGTTATGGTCATTGTCCTGTCTTATATAACCCCCTGATTCTGGACACTAGGCCGCGTAATCACTGGGACGCAATACTTGTATTTCATAACAATTGGCAGTGCTTGCCCATTATGCCATGATTAATCAGACTCTAGCAGTTCGAGCGGCTCTATTTCTTCTGGCTCTTTGATCTCTATGCCTAAGCTATCCACGAACTCAGTGATGCGCCTGATTGCATTGTGTGCGGGACTCTTCTTATCGTAGCCCCCTGAGTAAGTGACGTGCAGCGAAGTGTTACCTTCGTTCTCATCGTTCACAATTATATATGCTGCTTTCACGAATAACCCCCCTTCATTGATGATTTACGATTTAACATGCCAGCTACAGGCGCTGGACTTGGATCGCCGAAAACTTCTTTCGCCACTCTGTCGCGCATAGTGCCTTCATCCAGCTCTTCGCCACCGACTGATGATAGTGCTTGTTCTAGCATCAGCATTAATTCGCTCAGCGTTTCAGGTGTAATCTGGGTGCTGTCGTCGATGTAGACTTGTAGGCGTTCGATTGACTGCTGTATCAAGCTCGCAGTATCGCCCTCTGTTTCGGCTTCCAGTGCTAGTGCCTGCGGGTCTTCGGATATTCCCATCTCATCCATCATATTTGGCCTTAATATTCAGTGGTTTGGAGTAAAGCTGGAACATAAAAAAACACCTGTCAAGGTGTTGTATAGTTTATCTCCCACAATACCCAAACATACTACTGGAGTTGTGTCACTGTATCAAGCTCCATGTATCTATCATACTTAGCCATCTCATCGCTTAGTTTCTTGTAGCAGGTCTTGATTCTACTCCTGAATCTGGACTCAGCTCTTGACCATATTATGACAGACTCATCTGGGTCTTCTGGTGATTCGGTCGGCCCCTGCTGTATCTCTCGCATCCTGTCGGAGTCCGTGTACGCCTTGCCAGTGATTTCGCATATACCCACATAGTAATGCCGAGCCAGTAGAGAGATCATTCCTTCTCGATGCTTGTAGTCGCACATTAGCTCGGCGATGACTGCCCTTATCTTCTTTAAATCGTGATGCTCTTCGCGTAATAGCTTTATTGCGCTAATCATTGACATGTTAGATAGATCGTTACCTGAGCCTCTTGGTATATCACCGCCAAACTCGATGACTTTAGACATTAGGCTGTCACCGCGCCATCCAGCATCCTGACTTATCGAGGTAATGCCGTTTAGATAAATATGGATCAGTTCTGAGATGCTATCCCGCTGCGTCATCTAAGCACATCCACTGGATCATCTGATTCTATCCAGACATGAGCGCCACAGCTAAGTGGCTTATCAGGACGATGGATAACCGTACCGTTAATAAAAGCTACCTCGTGGCAGTTGATACGGCTCTTGTAAGTCTTAACCGTGAGCGGTGGATTGTTCTCCCCGCTGCGCCGGTTGGCCTTAATAATATGCTGATTGACATGGATGATTGTTTTCATGCTCAGTCAATTACGCGCTCGTCCTCGTCCTCGTAATCAATATCTTCTGGGTGGCGTACAGCAGTACCAACGTAAGCAGGATTCGGATACCAAGCGTCCCTAGATGACAGCAGCCAAGCGCGTTCTGGGTATCTCTGTCCACCTAACTCAGCTTCGGCTTGGTCGAATTCCCCTTCAGTCATATCATGGTAGTAATCTGGATTATCTCTATTCACAATAAATTCCCCTTATTTTGTTGGTCTATACTCTGACTATACGCCTGTAATTGGGCATTACAACGTATTTCGTGCCATTATATTTATTTCATCTGTAATGCTTGCTTTACACAATAAAGGGGCGCATTATTCTATTGCACTTAAACTTAACGCAAGCCAAGAGAAGGCAGAATATGAAAATTAACAAAATCACATTTGCAACAAGCTCAAAATATTCACATCTGAGTGACGATATGATTGTTGTAGAAGATCACGATTGCTGTATGGAGAAAACTTTCAAGCTAGGCTTGGTTCAGGAGCTGGAAGATTTTGAGCCGACTCTTATAAAAAGTTTTGATCAAGTTAAGAAAGCATTTAAGTCTGGACGCGCTTGGTTTTAATACAACAAAAATCGGAGAATCAGCATGAAAAACTGGAAGGTTATGGCAAAAGTAGTAGACCGTTATGGGGACAAGACATTTTTGTTTTTTCATAATTCCAAACAAGAATATGTAATCCAATATCGCAGTCCTTATGGTGTGCGAGTAGCTACACGTAGGACGCACGATTGGGAAACCGCGCACTATATTTTTGCAAAAGAGTATAGAAGATAAATAATTAAAGCTCCAACAACGCCCTTCGGGGCTTTTTTGGGTATCAATACACTTAACTAGGAAAGCTAATGAAAATTAAAATCGAATTCACTATTGACGTAATACCTGAAAATATCCAAGTCTATTTGGATGAATGTGGTTTTGACGAGACAATTAAGGGTTTTTTGACATCTTACTTCTCGTCAATGGAAGAAATGCTAGACCAAACATTGCTGGAAAATGTCGGTCTAACTGCAATCGTTAATAACCGTGGAGAGTGATATGAACTTTACTACTTATTATATTGAGCATGAATCAGGCGAGTATTTGACAGACCAAGATGCTGCCGAAGGCAGGAAAATGCTAGAGGTTACTGATTGTTCAGAGTGTGGCGGCACAACACATGAATGGTCTTTGGATAATCCCCAACAACTGCCAGTTTGCGAAGATTGCTATGATAGCAAGCCAGCTCAGATGGAATCGTTTTTCAAAGTAGCTTTTCACGGACACTTCTATTATGCCTCTCTTATGGAATGGGATGCTTCGGAAGGCGAGTGGGAAGAAATCAGCGGCATAGGAAGCTATGAAACTTTCATTGATGCCGAGCATGAAGCTAAATTTCTAGCCGACAATTCAAAGTTTTCCTATAGAAATCTTGGCGACCCCCGCGCAGACGTAGATGAAATCTTGCGGATTTTTGATGAGCAAGTCAAAGAGCGTAAGGAAAATAAATGAAGATTTTAAATGCCACTAAAATTCCGGCTTATTTCAATTGCAATGCAAACTGTAATATTCCTGCGCAGTGGGATGTGGAGGTGCAGTCCGATGACGGTGATGTGCTGTCTCGCAGAGTCGAGGATTACGGGCAGAGCGAGACTGATGCGGCTTTAGAGGTTGTCCAATCGTACCGATAACCAACCACAAAACAATAATTTATTTTGACTAAATAAACGGAGAACGAAAATGAACCTAAGCATACAGACCAATAACCAAGAACGCCCAGTAATATACTGGCATGATTTAACACCGAAGCAGCAGAGCGAGTTCCACTACGCCAGCGCTGAGGAATCGCAGTTTGTTATCTACAAGAACTGGGTGTATGACATAGGTGAGTTCATGGCAGTACGAGAGTACGGTCAACTAAGCCCGTGGCATGGGTACAGCAGCGAATCTTTCTTCTCCGGTGTGCT